AGCTCATTTTTATAAAGTAGCTAAAGGTCTAAATAAGATTGGTCAGAGTAGGTGGTATAGAGCTGCTATGACTGGAATGACAGGTATAGATGCTTATACAAATACTATGATGGCTCACTACTGGGCTAGAGCTAAAGCTTACGAAGAAATAGGTAAGAAGTATGGTTGGCCATTCACTCAAATAAAGAAAGGTAAGCCATCACCAGAACTACTTGAGGCAGAGAAGAAGATCTATGGAACGATGTTTGATAAAGAGGGTTTACCTCAAGATCAAGCTCTTAAATACTTTAGTGGGGAGGTAAATTTAAACCTAGATAATGATTTTGCCGATGCAGTAACTAAAGCTACTGATGCTGTACCAGCTATACAGGGTATGTTCTTATTTCCTAGAACTGGTCTTAACGATGTGATGCGAAAAACATCATATCTACCTCTACAAAGAATCCCTGGTATGACACGATATACCAAGATTCTATCAGCTGGAAGTGATAAGGCAAAGATTGCCGAAGCATTAGCAGAACACGGTATTCCTAATATGGATGCCTATCCTGATGCGATGAACTTCTATAAGTATCTAAAAGAAGAATATGAAGCACGTCTAGCTTGGTCTGGAATGCTTGGTTCTACTTTGATGTCTATGGCTTTAGGTGGTTATATCATTAACAGAGCAGGTGATGACAAGCATGGTAAACATCAACTTGAGGTTGTAGGAACTGGAAACTTTAATCATCAGAGACGTAGGAAGGAAAGAGATTTTTATAAGATCATGCCTAAGTCAGTTACTATTCCAGGTACTGATGTAGCAATACCTTATAACGGTATTGAAGGGCTAGATCCCATACTTAGCCTCTATGGAGATATGGCTTACTATTACAATGATCTTTCAGGTCCAGTATTTCAGGATCTCTTTGATAAATCAGTATGGGCTATATCAGCTAACTTCTTAAACGAAACACCTTTAGCTGGTTTAGAACCGTTAGTAGCATTCACTCAAGGTGATAGTTCATGGGTTAGTAGATTTGCAGCTAATGAAGCTAGAAGTTTCATATTTATGTCAGGTGCTTTAGGTGTTACTGCTAATGCAATTGATAGTGCATTCAAAGATATACATGGTGATGCTCTTGCTTATGTAATGAATAAAGTCCCTTTTCTTAAAAATAATCTACCAGACCACATCAGTATCTTTGATGGTAAGCCTGTTAATGACATAGAGAATCCAATACTAAGAGCGTTCAACGCTGGCAGTCCTTCACCAATGAGTGCAAGGAATCCTGATTGGATGGATGAACTTTATAAGATTGGTTGGATGCCACACGAGATCACTAATACAGATCCATCAGGTTTGTATGAACTTAGTGGTGATGAAAGAACAATTATAAACAAACTAATTGCTGATACTGGATGGGCTAAGGAAGCTAAGAAGTATGTGGAGAATCCTCACTTCCAAAAAGAGGTAGCTGAACTAAGAAAGTTACGTCTTACTAACCGTAGTTGGAGTCGTATAAAACTAAAAGAAAAAGACTTACCAATATTCCAATACTTAAATGGAGAACTACGTCAAGCCCAGAATATAGCTTTTGAACAACTTAAGGTTCAATATCCAGCTTTGTGGGATTCCATAAGAGATTCAATAGAAGCTAGACAAGCAATGCTTAAAGGTAAACCAAATGAAGCTGCAGCAATAGCTGATAGAAACGAGAAAGCCTTTAAGAAGATAGACGGAATACTTCAATACGCAAATCCACCTAAGCAATAACAACAACATGCAATGGCAGTTACCGAAAACACATTTACAGGTAATGGCTCCACCACCACTTACTCATTTACATTTGAATATTTAAAGACCACTGATATTAAAGCTAGTATCAATGGTGTCGCTACAACAGCCTTCACTCTACCCACGGCTACGACATTACAATTTAATACCGCACCTGCCAACACATCAGCAATAAGAATCTATAGAGATACTGACACTAACACTTTGTCATCTACTTTTTATGCAGGTTCAGCAATTAAGTCTCAAGATTTAAACGATAACTTTCTACAAAACCTATACACCACACAAGAAAGTCAAAATAAAGTTGATACTTCATGGCAAACAGGTGATGAAACAATTATTAGTACTGAAACTTGGCATACAAGTGATGATACAAGGGTAGGAACTACTAAAGCAATTGAGAATAGAATAAATGCACAGATAGATACAGCTATGGAGGGTGATGTCTTAGCTGGTACAGATTTAGCTAAGACTGCATCTGGAGGTCAAGTCACCATTAACCATAGTGTTAGTGGTGCTAGTTCTGTAAACAATTCTGATGGAAATGTTATACAAGACTTAACTATAAATGCTAATGGACACGTAACAGCTACTGGTTCAGTTGACTTAGATACTCGATACTATACAGAGACTGAGCTTAATGCTGGTCAATTAGATAATAGATATTATACAGAGACTGAACTTAACGCTGGTCAGTTAGATAACCGTTATTACACAGAAACTGAAGTTGATGCAAACTTCTACAAACTAGGAAGTGTTGCTGAAATACAATCAGGTGAATCATGGTCTGCAGCTGATAACAAAATAGCAACTACTGCAGCTATTGATGCACGTATAACTGATCTTGTAGATGATGTTGGTGGTTTTGTACCAATAGCTAATGAAACATCATTTCCTAATGCTAATCCAGACGTTAACAATGGAGCTGGTACTTTAATCAGTGTTAAAGCTTTAGCCAGTGCCTTAACTTCTAATGGAAGTGGAGTAGCTACAATTGCTAATGGTAACGTTGCTAACGATGCAACTATTACTATTAATGGTTTAGCTAATAGCACAACCTATTCAGCTGGTTTTGGCATGATTGTCGAAACTACATCTACTCTTCATACATATACATTCCATAGACAAACACCAATTGCTACTGAGGTTACAACTGTTGCCTCTAATATCAGTAATATAAATACTGTAGCTGGTAATAACACCAACATAAATACAGTAGCTGGAGCTAATAGCAACATCACTACTGTTGCTGGAGCTGTCAGCAATGTTAATGCTGTTGGTGGGTCTATAGCTAACGTTAATACAGTTGCTACTAACATTAGTAGTGTTAACGACTTTTCAGATGTTTATAGGATTGCATCTTCAGCTCCCTCATCTCATTTACATGAAGGGGATCTATATTTCAATACTACATCTAATGAATTACAAGTTTATAACGGTAGTGCTTGGCAAGGTGGTATAACAGCTACTGGAGCATTAGTTGCAAAAGCTGGAGATACACTAACTGGTAATCTCATACTAGATAATGAAAAGGAACTTCGTCTATCTGAGAATGATAGTAATGGAGCTCACTTCATAGCAATAAAAGCTCCAGCTGCAGTTACTAGTGATACAACATTAACCCTCCCAGATGGTGCAGGATCTAGTGGTCAGACTTTGACTACTAATGGATCAGGTGCTTTAAGTTGGTCTGCTGTTCCTACTGCAGGTACTTTAACTGGAGCAACTTTAGCTAGTGGTGTTACAGCTTCAAGCTTAACGTCTACAGGTACACTATCTACACTTACAATCGATGGTTCTTATAAACAGGTATCAGAAGCTGTTGGTGCTTTAGATATAGATTGTTCAACAGGTAACTACTTTACTAAAACTATTGATGCTAACAGTACATTCACCTTTAGTAGCCCAGCAAGTTCAGGTACTGTCTCATCGTTCACACTTGAGTTAACTCATACCTCTGGAACTGTGACATGGCCAACCAGTGTTAAATGGAATGGAGATGCAGCACCAAGTTTAACCGCTGGTAAAACACACCTATTCATGTTCGTAACAGATGATGGTGGTACACGCTGGAGAGGTGCAGCGTTAGTTGACTACGTAAATTAATTATGGATACAAATACACAAAAGAATTTTATGGGAGCTGCCTCTGGTGGTGCTCCTGTTGCTGGTCAATACATGCTGCAAGGTTATGTATCGCAAGAAACAGCAGATACAGTTGAAACAAATTGGACTGTTCCTGACGACGTGGAATCAGTTTGTATGGTTTGTGTCGGGGCTGGTGAGCCTGGAGAAAGAAGTAATAGCGATGCTGATGGTGGAGATGGTGGTAATTTGAGATACGTTAATGATGTTTCAGTAACACCTGGAGAAACACTAAGATTAGGAGCTGGTATTGGTTTCTATGGTACTTCAACGCAATACTCTAGTACAGCTTTAGATTCAAGTCATAGTAGTAAAGGAGGACCAAGTTTTATTAGAAGATATTCTGATCCTTCTGATTTAGATAGTTCATATACCGACCTATGTGCGGCAGAGGGTGGTAATAACGCTGGAGATAATGTAGGTACTGGAGAATTGAGTCAAGCTGGAAAGGATGGAAGTACAAACAAAGGAGGGAATGGTGGTGGAGCTGGAGGCTATACAGCTAATGATGGTGGAAATTATTTTATGGATAACGACCATGACAGGTATGCAGGAGGTGGTATTGGTTTAACTGGAAATAATGAAACTACACAACATTCAGGTAATAATTATCAAAATAATCATGGTTCTGGAGGTGCCAGTGGTTGGGAGGCGGATGCTTATGGTGGTACCATGAATGGTTGTTATGGTGGAGGCGGTGGAGGTTGCGGTACTAGTCATATATCTGGAGACAGTTATGGAGCACCTGGAGCCGTAAGAATCATATGGGGAGAAAATAGATCTTTTCCAAGTAATGCACAAGGAGTATTTAAAACAGCTTCAGGTCAAAACTTAAAAATAGAATTTCATCCTCCTATACCTTTTGATTTACGTGTTCCATATTCAGGTAGTAATGTCGTAAATCGATGGGTAGGTATTGAAATTTTTGATGATACAGGAACAAATTTAGTAGCAAGTAATGGTCAGGGGACTGATTATGATGGTTTACCAGCATATTTCTCAGATACAGATTACACGAATTTTCCATTGCTCACTTTATCACATGATCTAGATCACCCTAGAGCACCATATTATGATTTTGATGATATGACTGCAGGGTCTTATGCAGCTAGAGGAGGAGTAGTTTTTACTAAAGCAAATTTTGAACACCTATTTGATACAGATGATAATGATTACGTCTTGGCATCTCCAGTTCAAAGAGCCGAGGCTGACGATAGATCAGATAACGATGCCTGTGATTCAAGTGATTATTTAACTGGTTTAAATCTTAACGAAACTCATCCAGCGGCTGATCTTATGATCAAATTCGATTCAGTTAAAACAATAAAGAAAATACACTTTTACATTCGTAATCGACTTGCTTGGATGCCTAGATGTCGAATTTTATTAGATGGTAATGTAATAGCAGATGACTCCGCCCATTTCATAGACATTGATACAGATGAAGGTCATAATTCAAAATATGCATCAGGTGGAGCACAAAGATTAGCTGTATTTGAATTTACTTAAAACTATGTACGCAAAAATTAAAGACGGATCAATTGAAAAGTATCCTTATACAATATCTGATCTAAAAAAAGATAATCCTAACGTCTCTTTTACTAAGACTATACCTACTGCAACTTTAAATCATTATGGTGTTGCAGATGTAGTAGTTGCAAAGAAACCTACATACAACACCGCTACACATAACATCAGAAAAAAAAATGAACCAGAGTTGGTAAGTGGAGTATGGACTATAAATTGGGAAACAATTGTAATACCACAGGAAGATATTGATGCATTAAAAACAGAGGAGCAAGTTTTTATTAGAGGCGAACGCCAACTACTTTTAGAAAACTCTGATTGGACAGTTCTCCCTGATGCACCCTTGTCTACAGATATGGTAAATAAGTACAAAACTTATAGGCAAGAATTGAGAGACGTTACAAAACAAGCTTCATTTAATAACGCTGAGCCAAGCGTGACATGGCCAACTGAACCTACATAATCTACCCAAATGACAATAGAAGTAATTGACGATTTTTTAACTGAACAGGAGTATAAACCAATTCATAAGTATATGCATAGTACAGCATTTCCTTGGTTTTTTAATACATCTAAAGTTCGACCAGGTGATGGAGTATTACAATTAACCCACTGTTTTTATAGAGGTGTCGGTGTTAATAGCAAATTTTTAAGTATGCTAAACCCCTTATATGAAAAATTAAAGATAAGAGCACCAATAAAAATAAAAGCTAATACAACTATTGGTGGAAATAAAAAGATTCAAACTTTATTTCATACCGATGGTGATGACGTTGATCACAAAACAGCTATCTTCTACCTATCAGATACTAACGGTCCTTTGCTTTTCAAAGATCCTGAAAAGGAAGTTGAATGTAAACAAAACCGTATAGTTAAATTCGACGCACATCATGAACATGCTGCAGTTTTACATGAAGGTGATTCTTCTAGTAGACGTATAGTTATTAATTTCAATTACTACTAATGGAAGAAAATGTAGGAGGGATCTCACTTCCTTCTATGAAGCTTCCTGACGCTCTTAAGTTAACTAATCCATCCAACATACCCCGCCCTATATTAGCTGAACCTGTAGCTGACTTACCATCATATAAACCGATGGTTGTACCACCTAAAGTCTTAGCTCCTCCAGCTGGTGTACCAACAGTAGAACAAGAAGAGATACAACAGGCAGAGCAGAAAAGAAAAGAAAACGGTGAGAAACCAAAACCAAAGCAAGAAGCTGCTGAGGTTACACGTATAGATATACCCTTCACTGATCTGAAGTTTCCAGTTCCCAAAGAAGAGATATTAGTGACTGCAGGAACTACAGCTTCAGTGTCGGTTATAGCAACGTTAACGGTGACTTCATTATTTAAACAAACAGTAAAAGTAATGAAGCCAATAATCAAACAGATTGCAACAAGAATCCAAAAGAAATTTAATGGAAACTCCGGCGGAAAAGCCAAAGAACCTTCTGATTAAATTAAAAGAAGGTATGGATGATCACGATGAACAAATGGTGATCTTAGGTGCAATGGTGCGACTTGGAGTTGTGGTTTGGAGTGGATTTATCATCACTTTAAATTACGTAGAAATTCCAATGTTTAAGAAGAGTCCAGGGGGTGATATCACGTTCCCTGCCTCGATTTTTACAGGAGCACTTGCAACATTCGGCTTGTCTACATCAAATAATGGTAACGGTAAAAAAGATCAAAAAAAAGAAACAAAATGAAGAAGTACTTACTACTTTTACTACTGCTAGCACCGTCTGCAGTTAGAGCATCCACTGTTACTCCTGCTTTCACCCAAGGAAGTATGCAATCCACCACTAACACCACTCAAGAAATTACAGAAGTATCACATAC